GTTATGGGTGCGCTGAAGCGAGGCATCTCAACGAAGAAAGGTCTCGAGAAACGGTTCGGTGAAGCATACAGGTTCGGCGCTGATGTCGATGTCATCAGCCTCGACTTCTTCGATACGTACGAGGAATCGCTTACGCGAGAAGCTGAGCTCAACGATGTCGCACGGGATCTTGGTGGTATACGCTGGTCACACGAGTCGTACTTCGTTCGAGACGTCCCTAACATTCGAGGATAGGTGAGCTGGTGAGTGATGCACTCCGAGCAGCAGCAACAACGTATGCCGATCGCGGGTGGAGCATCTTCCCAGTTGGCCCGGATAAGACACCCCAGACTGAACATGGTTTTAAGGACGCAAGCCCGATCGCATCGAAGTTCGATTGGACAAAGGCAGCCGGTGTCGCATTCGCCGTCCCAGATGACATCATCGTCATCGACATCGATCCACGCAATGGCGGCGACGAGTCAGTCAAGATCCTGCGAGACAACGGATGTGACCCGGTCGGCGACACGCTGGTTGCAGCGACAGCTGGCGGTGGGACGCACGCATACTACAAGTACGACGGAGAGGAGAAGCTGAAGGGAAAGCTAGCACCGGGCATCGATGTCAAACTGCCGGGACGGGGCTACGTCATCCTGCCGCCTAGCTTTAACGGCGGATACAGATGGCGTAACGAGACAGACATCCTGCCACTGCCAGGCTGTATCCTCGACCGCCTGAAGCGAGGTGGGGTAGTCGAGATCGATGACGGCTTCAAACTAGGGTCACAGTACGGGCGTAAGGCACTCGAGAGTGAGCTCGGCAGGATGGCGATAGCTCTCGAGGGTGAGCGAAACGAGACGTTGAACAAAGCAGCATACGCGCTAGGCCAGCTAGTCGCAGGCGGCGAGCTGACGGCGAGTGTCATAGACAAGCTGCGTACGGTAGCGGAGCGAACAGGACTCGATGACGAAGAGATCAATGGCACTCTGCAGTCGGGTTACCTCGCCGGTATGCGGCAGCCGCGGAGTGCCCCGGAGAAGCCGATACCGAAGACCCTACGCCGCGGTCTGCCTGCGTTCGTTGCGTACACACCAGAGAGGATCAAGCCAGTCCGGAGACTCATCTACAAGCCGTTCCTGTACGAGCGGGCGTTGACATGGATGTTCGGTCCATCGGGGTCGGGCAAATCGATCGTGTTGGACCATGTCGCATCTAAGCTGTCTAGGGCTGGCGAGAGGGTGCTGATGTTTGATTGGGAGGCTCCGGAGCTCGAGGTCGAGAGGTTGCAGAGCGCTGAGAGCGACTGGTCCAACGTCCGGATCCTAGGCATGAACCCCGAGGACCCACTGACGTTCGGTGTCGAAGGATTTAGAGAAGAGATCATGGCGCAGGTCGAGGATATGCAGCCAGCGCTGGTCGTGTTCAACACCTTCACAGCTATGTATGGGGAGGTTGCCGCTGCCGATGGCTGGAACGCACCAGTCCGTGAGGTCGGTGTCGTAGCACGGGAGATCGCAGACCACGGGCCAGCCGTAGTAGTCACAGACCACCAGGAAGATCCGAAAGCTGTCAAGGCCCACGGCGGGTCATCGAAGAAAGCATGGGCCGATCTCTACCTTCGAGTGACTCAGGATGGTGACGAGAAATGGCGTCCAGGTGAGCCATACTTTTTGCTGATCGAGAACCTGAAGTCGTCTCGCGAGTTCGTTCCGACGAGTCGAGGTACGGTGCGCGGAGGACGGGGGTTCGATGGGCCGTTGTGGATCACGTGGGAGATCATATGAGGAGGAGAGATGAACTACCCGGAAGAGATTCTTAGCGAAGAGGAAGACGACGGTACGATGCCGGGGAACGTAGCAACCCTGGCTGATAACGTAGTCGGCCACAAGATCGTCTCTGCTGAGAAGATGAGTGATGGTACTGGATATTGGCAGGTCGGACCAAGCCTTCGGCTTACGCTCGACAACGGACGACAGGTCTCAGTACGTGATACCTCTGATTGCTGCGCTTACACCGAGCTCGAAGCTTTCCTGCTGCATCCTGAGCTAGTAGATCACGTCATCACCGGCGTAGGAACGACCGACGAGTACAGTACTTGGCACATCTACGCAGACGCGGGCGACGTCCTGGAACTCACCGTCGGTTGGTCGTCTGGGAACCCATTCTACTACGGCTACGGTTTTGACATCGAAGTCATAGACGAGAACGATCGAGAGCTTACAGACGCTGAGACAGCCGCTGAAGAAGCAACTTGGGATTAGGAGGAGAAATGATCAGGACGTGGAAGATCGTTGCAGTTGGCATCGTCGCCGGTCTGCTGCTCTCATTTGGGCTGTCAGCATGTACGTCGCACGACTCGGACGTCGTGTCGGAGAACCTGTCGACAGAGGCGGACCAGTTTCACATCCTTCGCCGGATCGTGTTCTACAACGGGATTACGGGCGAGTACATGCTCGTCATCGAAGGGCTATGCGCGCTGGGCAACAACGACGGAGCGTACTCGCTGACGGTCGTCTGCAAGGTCGGGCCGAATGCATACAAGAAGAGCTTCCTGGGCCTGTCAGATAACGTCACGTATTTCGTAGAGCAGCTAGAGGCTGCAAACGTGTCGTCCGCGCAGTACAAGGTTATCTTCAAGCCCAGCACCATCATCCCAGACATCGACGTCGGATCGTGAGGAGAGCATGAACAAAGAGGTGGTACTAAGGTATGAAGTCTACCAGGAAATCGCTACTGGTGAAGTTGTCGTGGCGTCATTTGCTCTTCGGCATGACGCTGAGCGGTATGCTAAGGACCAGCGGGAGATATATCCGCTGAGATTCCGAGTAGAAGACAATCTCACCCGCATAAGTACATCGTGACTCGTCGAGACAGGTACCTCTGGCTGACATACGGGATCACACAAGAGGACTACGACGCAATCCTCGAGGCACAGGGTGGAACGTGCGCCCTGTGCCGTCGGCCACCGCGCGATGATAAGAACTTGCACGTTGATCACGAGCATGTCTTCGGCTGGGACCGCATGCCGCCAGAAGAGCGGAGAAGATACGTCCGAGGCCTCGTCGATTACAACTGCAACAAGTTCAAGATTGGCAGGACTACGCTGCAAGGAGCTAAGGCCGTTTACGACTACCTTCGTCGACCACCGGCTCGCGCTGTGCTGAGGAGGAAGAAATGACTGAGGGGTGGCATCCATGTCTGAAACAGAAGACTAGGTGCATCGTAATCGGGAAAGACAAAGACGAGCTGTTCGAAGCGACAAATAGCTGCCACGTCGGAGACGCTGAAGTCTGTCCTCGCGTCACCGCCGGATGTCCCACAGGAGAGGGTTACGATTTGTGCGGTCCACCGAAACACGCCGAGCAGGAGGTGGCAGCTATACTCCCCCCTGATTTGGAGGAAGGTGTAGCCTATCTGTTCGGTCACGACTGGATGTGCCGAGATTGCCAGCACTCTCTCGTTGCCAAAGGAGTGAGGAAGTTCGTAATCACAGGAGAACCGGCATGAAAATAGTGAACCTGTTGAGAGGAGAGAAGATGAACCTTACCGAGGCAATCCGTGAGGTGTGGATGGCCATAGACGACCTCGAGTCATTGGCCTCCACGCTCGAGCCGGAAGATCAACTCGACGAAAACGAGATTGCTGAACTTGGCGCGGGTGCCACGCGGGCCGACCGTTACGACCTGACCGGGGCGCACCGCGTCATCTCGACGGCGTTCGACCGGGCGATCGCCCTATCCTGCCACGTCCGTGAACTCATCGACACCGGGATCATCGTCGACTTCGACGACGACCTCGTTGAGAACCCCGGCTCGGCCGTGTTCCCACAGGTAGCGACGGACACGCGCTTACTGCTCGACCTGTTCACCGAGGCGTTCGACGGATACCACCCTGACCCGGCCGACGTTGACTGCCCTGGATGCCCCTGCACGTGGCAGGGTGGGTCACCGTGCTGCGAGTGCGGTCAGGACATCGGGGTACATCCATGAAGATTGTCGATTTGTTCTGCGGCCTAAAGGGGTGGTCGGCACCGTTCGCCGCGGCCGGACACGAGGTCTGGACGACGGATCTTGACCCCCAGTTCAATCCCGACCTTGCGATCGACATCCTGAAGCTCGAGCCGGACGCGCTGCCTTGGCAGCCCGACATCGTCCTAGCCTCTCCGCCGTGCGAGGGCTTCACTGTCATGAACATCGGCAAGAACTGGACGCGTCCTGACGACGACCCGCCTCATCAACCGAAGACTGACCTGGCACGGCTCGCACTCTCGCTGGTCAAACGGACTCGGTTCCTTCTCGACATCTGGCAGCCACAGTTCTTCATCATCGAGAACCCGCGTGCTAAACTGCGGAAACTCCCGGTCGTCGAGAATCTGGAACGACGAACCGTAACCTATTGCCGACTCGGCCAAACGAATCAGAAGCCGACCGATCTCTGGGGTGGGTTCCCACCGTCACTCGAACTTCCCGCAGCCTGCGACTCGCGGCGTGGACCTATCGTTGACGTCGACGGCGTACCGTGGCGTTGCGATCCGGTGACGGGCCTGCCGTGTCACGTCTCGGCTCCGCGCGGATCGCGAACGCCTGGCTCGATCCAGGGAAAGGTTGGTGCTGCTGTCCGTGCCGAGATACCTTATCAGTTGGCACTGCTGGTGATGAACGCCGCCGAGCACGACCTATCGTGGGCGTCTAGAAGATGAACGCTAAGGTCCTTGACATTGAATTTGAAGGAGAGCCTTGGGCAGGCACGCTGCTGGCCGTCGGCTGGGATCGCACAGCGTATCAGCCAGACAAGGTTCCCGCCGACGTGAAGCGCGAGCTCGCCGACCCTAGTATCGGCAAGATCACGTTCACGAAGGCCGATCATCGGTGGCTAGGCCTGTCGGGATGGGACATCCGTGGGCCGTTGTATGATGTCCAGGTCGCCTGTTGGGCTGTCGACGAGACGACGGATCTGAGCCTCAAGACGTGTGTCAAGCTGTACTTGGACGAGGACATGGACAAACGGATCAATCGTGTCGGCAAGAACCTGTTCTTCTCGTGCGACGATGGTACCGTGATCCCTCTCCGTGACGCACCGTGGCCGCAGCTGAAGGCGTACAACGAGAGAGACCTGGATTGCACCGGTAGGCTGCTTGAGCGTGCGCTGAAGCTGATGGATGCGGAAGGTGTCCGGAAATACTGGGAGTCCGAGTGCGTCCCACTCGGTCCAGTCCTAGTGGGGATGGAGACACGTGGGATGCCGATCGACGTCAAGGCAGCGCAGATGATGTGCGACAAACTCGAGCTCGAGATGAAGGATCTGGACTACGACCTCCACTCGATGGCTGGGCTGCCAGAGAACTTCAACCTCGCAAGCGACAAGCTGATGCGTGAGTACCTGTTCGGGCCAGAGGTTCGAATCCCTGACAGGTTTGCTATTACTAAGGAACAACGTACATCGTACAAAGAGACAGGTGACGTCGCTTGGCTTGGCCTTCCTCTTGAATTCCTAGTCACAAAGGTCGGACGAATCTATGCGCAGGGATACTACCCTATCAAGGGCCGGAACCTACGCGTCCACAAGAAGACGGAGAAGGGTGCGGCGTCGACAGATTCGAAGACTCTGCTCGTCCATTTCGGTGACGATCCATGGATCAGTAAGTTGCTCGAGCTCCGTAAGCGGGAGACGGTGGTGACGACGTTCCTACGTCCGATCCCTGATAGAGAGCACAACGGGAGGCTCTACGGTGGATTCAACCAGACAGGTACGAAGACCGGACGACTATCGTCCAGCAAGCCTAACCTCCAGAATCAACCAGCTCGAGGGGAACTTGGCCACGCTGTCCGAAGCCTATTCGTTGCACCAGAAGGGAAAGTCTTCGTTCACGGTGACTACTCGATGCTCGAACCCAGACTGCAAGCGCATTTCTCTCAAGATCCACAGCTTCTAAGAATCTTCCGAGAGGACAGGGACATCTACCTCGAGACTGCGCAGATGGTCTTCGGTCGGCAGTTCACAAAAGCTGATCGCGAGAGATTCCTGATGAAGACATACATCCTGGCGATGGGCTACGGTGCGCAGGCGCCGAAGCTGCGGGAAGTGCTGGCGGAGGCTGGGTTCCCGACGCCGTTGCTTGAGGTCGAGGCTACGCTGGATGAGTTGATGAAGATCTACTCGGTGTTCTTCGAGTGGAAGGAGCACACGATCGCCGAAGCGCAGAGGACGAGACATGTTCTCACGCTCGCTGGACACAAACGTCACCTCGGCCGTGACACAAATGCTAAAGGCTGGCGAGACATCGGTACAGGTGCTCGACAGGCCGTGAACAGTATTATCCAGGGCAGCGCTGCTGACGTAGTGAACCGAACGATGGTCAGGTCTCAGCGACTACCACTGGCGCTGCTAGTCCAGGTCCACGACGAGATGCTGTGGCAGGCCCTCCCGTGGCAGGTCAACAGCCGAGTCCTTCGCATGCTTCAGGCTACTGCTGAGATCGGGCATGGGTTTAGGTTGTCGGTGCCACTCAAGTTCGAGCCTAAGATCGTACACTCTTGGGCGGAGGGGAAGGACTGATGAGACGTATACCATGGATTGTAGTAGTTCTGGTTAGCATCTACTTTGCGACCATTCCCAATCTGCCTAGGCTTAGCGTTGCCATCTTCGCGTTAAACGCGGCGTACTGTGGCTTCTGGATAGGCTGGGATGCTAATGAGTGATCTGCTACGTGCGCTGACCATCGTCGACGTCTCTCCGAACGCCTACGGCAACGAGCTCTACGAGACATGGGCAGGCCAGCGTCTACTGGATATGTATCCAGAGCGTCTGCCGTACTGGGAGATACATGGTGCAAAACCTCCGCACTGGAGTGTTCGCGTCGCACGGTCACGTGCCCACTGGTGGGTAATCAACAGACCGAATGCCAACGAGCCATTGGTCTTGCTCGGAGTGAAGGTATGTGCAGCGTTTGGAATCGTTGAGCCCGAATGGTTGGAGTGGTATTCAAGAGCCAGCAACCCTCACCCGATGATCGCATTTCCGCATCCGCTGTTGAATGGGTGGTGGCACAAGGCAGATAATGCGACGCGGGCGACGAAATTGCTGGGTGACGTTGCAACTAAGAAACTACCTCTGAAGCCTAAGAAGGGAACGACATGACTAACAAGAAGTATCGCAGTAGTTACTTCGTTCAGCAAGTACTATTGTATCAGGTGTGCCGAGCAAATGTCGGCGGAGATCTGTTCGTAATAGAAGAGCATCGAACGCAAGAATCAGCAGAAGAGCGAGTTAAGAAATTGAGAAAAGAAGAGGAGGAAGCATGATTGAGTGCGCAGAGTGCGGAGCTCCCGCCGAAGCCACGGGCTCTGCGCTGATGACTGGCGTCGACTACGACGGGTCAGATGCCGTGTTCGAAGTCCTGAAGATCGAATGTGCTGCCGGTCATCGGTATAACAAGGATGGAGGAGAGATGACTCGACCGAAAGAGTTCAACGTCAAGCTGAAGATGATGCAGGACTACACGTACTTCACCTTCGAGCAGTTAGTGTCCGCTGAAAGCGATTATCACGCACTAGCTAAGGTGTTGTCAGGACGTACACGTCCGGATGGAGAGGTAATCGAGATCACGATCAGAGAGGCACCCGATGGACGATAAGGGTTTGCACGTCGTACTAGATCTGGATGACGTCGTCCTCGATTTCGAGGGTGGTGTAATCGAAGCAGTCAACAGAGACTTCGACACCTCCTTCGACATTCGAAACAAGACAGAGTACCACCTAGATACGTATCTCAACCCAATCATAGGTAGAGACTGGTGGGCCTGGCTCGAAGATCACGCATGGCTGTGGGGTGAGAAATTCAAGCCTGTTCCAGGAGCGCTTGGTGGTATCGAAACTCTCCGCGCTGCAGGCCACTGGATCCAGGTCGTAACGGCTAAGCCGGAATGGGCCGAAGATCAGGTCTGGGTATGGTTCGCTAAATACAAGCCTCGTGTTGATGAGGTCACCTTCGCTCCGATGAGAGACACTTCTAAGGCAGAGTTGTCACCAGACGGTGACGTCCTCGTCGACGACAAATGGGAAAACTGTCTTGAGTGGGCTGAAACCGGCAGGTTGGCAATCCTGTTTACGCGTCCAGGTAATGCACACATCGCGAGATATCAACCGCTGCCTGATCACATGGTACGTGCCAACAACTGGGCTTCGGTGCTTAGAACGATCGAGCTGGAAGCGGAGGACGTGTTATGACAGAGGATAGGACCAAACGTGGGCAGATGGTGAACGTATACGTCCAGGCTGTCCATGAACACTGGCCTCCGGAGTTGCTGATCATAGTGCTTGAAAGGATAGAGCGCGGAGAGATTGTCGAGGTGAGATGATGCTGATTGGAGTCACCGGATTCGCTCAACACGGCAAGGACTCGACAGGCCAGGTCCTGGCAGAGCGCTATGGCTTCAAGCGGTACGCGTTTGCAGACCAACTGAAGTCGATGGCTCTGGCGTTGAATCCAATCGTCCAGTCGTATCCATTTCCTCGACACCCCCAGCGTCTGCGAGGAGTTGTCGGATTCTTGGGCTGGGAGAAGGCCAAGGAAATCGGAGAAGTTCGCCGGTTCCTGCAGGTCCTCGGTACTGAAGGGGTGCGAGAGCATGTCGGGGAGGATGCGTGGATCGAAGCGCTTGAGCTCGTGCTGAAGAAAGATGGACAGGCGGATAGACAGGGGATTGCGTATGGAGCTAAGGTCGTAGTCACAGACGTTCGGTTCCCGAACGAGGCCGACTGGATCCACCGCCGGGGCGGGTATCTATGGCGGGTGAATCGGCTGGAAAAAACCGAGGACTTCTACAAGCCGTTTGACAACGGAATCGGACGAGAACATCCGTCCGAACGATACATCGCTGATCTGAACGACGACCGACGCCTAATCGCATCGAACCTAGACGAACTATCCGAGGAGGTGGAGCGTGCATGGACGAACTTGATGATAGACACCGGATTGAAGAGCTGGAGCCCCAAGAAGACCGGCTGATTACTTATGCTCATGGCAATGGAAAGCTGTACGCCATGACGATACCAACCTTCGTCACGCTCCAGACTGCCCGCGTCCTACAGCGGCAGGGAGTTCCAACTGACGACATCACTCCTGAGATGGTGTCTGAGGGTACAGGGCCTATGGCAGAGGCTTTAATCGAAGATGGCTGGTTTACTGAGGACGAGTTCGTGGCCTCTTGGGCGGCCGAAGCAGCGATGAACCTGGACAACGAGCTTAAGGAGATGGGAGACCAATGAATGGTAAACTTATCATCGGGCTGACCGATCGCGAGCGACAGATGCACGCTCAGAACATGGAACAGATGGCTCAGGTCATGCTTCAAATCTCCGAGACTCTAAAGGACCCGGAGCGAGACATAGAGACGCTGACTTCTATGATAGTAATGGGGATGCAAGCCGGAAACCTAGACCACCTCATGAAGGCCGTACAGCAGACGACTGAGGTCTCAAATCCACCGGACGACGTGACTGGGGCTGAGTCATGATCAAAGTCGAGATAGGGGTGATGCTAAAAGAGAGTACCATCTGGCCAGAGGATCTTAGTTCATGGGCTGAAGAGGACGACGTCAGTTTCATCTTCAGCGCACTATTGACCCGCGCGCAAAAGCACGGGCATCAAATCACAGGCATCCGTACTAGTAAGGAGACAGAGTGAAGAAACTACTGATTGCGTTCGCCGTCCTAGCGACGGTAACACTGCCGATTGCTGCTATGGCAGATCCGCCAACTGAACCGCCGGGACAAGGTGATTGCAACCACGGCAACTCAGGGCAGACATGCGTCCCAGATCCACAGCCCACACACGGGCAGGACTGTGACGAACATGGCCCGAATGAGGGAGGAGTGAACGAAGACCATTGTCTGACTACGACGCCTACGCAGACCCTTACCACGGCGACCGAAACGACGACGACGGAGACGACCACGACGGCTGTTACCACGACCACAGTGACGACGCCGTCCACTTCGGCTCCGCCCGTAACGACCACCATCTCAACACCACCCACGTCCACGGTGACGGATACCCCCACCACGACCACGACGGCACCAATACCAGGCGCGACAACCGTCTCACCGCCGAAGCAACAGCCATCGAACGAGGCGAATGGACCGAACAAGAAGATACCACAGACTTCGAAGCTGGCCTTCACGGGAGTTGAGAACGTCGTGCCGATCGGTGCCGTTGCCCTCGTCCTGTTGACGGGTGGAAGTGGCTTGCTATGGTTTGGTAGAAGAAAGGATGACGAGTAGAATGATTCGATACCCGAGGATCGTAGTGATTGTGTCCATACTGGTCATTGCGATCCTCGGTATCGTCTTGGTGACTGGTCATCGAGCCCCTCGCACTGGCCCATTGGCCATTGTAACGGAGCACGACGGGCTAGTCGAGGTGCGTCACCAGGTCGTAGACAACACGAATCGTCTGCGGGCAACATACGGGCTACGCCCTCTAGACATGGTAGGCAAGTTGAATCGTGGAGCACAGGATCACTCCGACTGGATGGCACGTACTAGAAACTTTGTCCATTCTACTGATCTCACACTGCAGATGACTCAGGCGTATGATGGAACTTGGTCTTACGCAGGAGAGAACATAGGGGTGTTCGGTGGTGCTTTGTCTGAGTTACTAGCATCGCTTCGTCAATCTCCCGAGCATCGAGCAAACATGCTCAAGCCACAGTATCACCGCATCGGTGTCGGTGCTACGTGGGATTCAGACGATGCGCGGTTGTGGCTCACGATCTGGTTCGAGGGGTGATGAGATGAACGTCGAGGTCGAGCTCGTACGATGCGTTCGCACCACATACTTAGTCCAAGGTGCGAAATCACTCGAGAGTGCAGAAGTTGTTGCCCTCGAGTGCGCAGCCAAGAAACTGGCGGGCGCAACCGGAGTACAGAAGACAGGGATTCGTGAGCCGGAGACGTTCGTGTCGTGGTCCCGACCAGTGATTGTGCATGGTGGAGAAATAGTGGAGGAAGTACGTTGAAGGGCTCAGGAGATGACAGGTAAGAAGTACCCCGCAGAGTCTTACACGCGCGAGGAGTGCCTTGCGATACTGCAGGCCTGCGGTGAGTCCTGGACTGGGCTGCGTAACCAAGCCCTGATCACAGTGATGTGGCGCGCTGGTCTCCGCCTGGCGGAGGCGTTGTCGCTTCGGCAGATCGACATCGACTGGACGAACCAGGCTATCCGCGTCCTGCATGGGAAAGGCGACAGGGCCAGGACTGTCGGTATCGATTCTAAGGGCATGGATGTCTTGAAAGCCTGGGCAGGAACGCGGAACGGAGACGAGTGGGGTCCGATGTTCTGTACTCGCAAATTCGGACCTCTCGAGCAAGCGTACGTACGCGAGATGCTTCCTCGCATCGCAGCCAAGGCTGGCGTTCGAAAACGCATCCATGCACACGGCTTCCGGCATACGTTCGCTGTCGAGCTCGCTAGAGAGGGTGTGCCGATGCCACACATCCAGCGTTTGTTAGGCCACGCGTCACTGGGTACGACGTCGGTCTATCTGTCGTCGCTAAGTCCGGAAGAAGCACTGGACGCAGTTAGAGGGCGTAAATGGTAAAGGAGGAGAGAAGTGAACGATAGAGAACTACAGAAGCTACTAACGACCGGAACGATAGGATCAAGCCAGCCAATGGTGGCTATTCCCAGCGGCCCTAATGGTACGATGCAAGAAGTCCCTGCGGAGGTTGGGAACTTCTTCATGCTGCAACAGATCACGTTCCAGCTCCAGCAGGTCAACATCCGGCTAGAGTCACTGCACCAGCACATCCGAGTCAAGGAACACCCGAAGAGCCATGGGAGACAGACGTGTCCTGTCTGCATCTCTATGGATCAGGCCGCACCAGCACCTGATCCCGAAGGTGAAGTCAAAGAAACTATTGAGGAAGCAAAAGCCGCGGAGGAAGAGCAGGAGATCAACAGTGATAGTACAGGAGAGGTATGAGCTACCCCAGAGTGTCAAGAACGAACTCCGCGCTAGGCCTGTCCCATGGGGATTTGGTCCACTAAGCGAGGCTGTCTACTATAGGACCTACAGCCGCAGTAACGGCCACGGCCAGGAGCAGTGGGCTGATACCGTGATCCGCGTCATCGAGGGCGTGATGAGCATCCGTAAGGACTGGCTCGTTAACACCGTCGGCAAGAAGTGGTCAGACAAACACCGTACACCTCTGGCACGTGAGCTAGCGTACGCGGTACACGACATGAAGTTGCTGCCACCTGGACGTGGGCTGTGGGCTATGGGTACAGACTATGTCTACGACCGCGGGAGTCATGCCCTTAACAACTGTGGCGCTGTCTCAGTCCACCGATCGTTGGCTTTGCCTGCGCGCTGGCTGATGGACAGTTTGATGTGTGGTGTCGGTGTAGGCTTTACGACTCACGAGGCGCACCTGTACCAGATGAAAACACCGAAGGGAGAAGAGCAGGTCTATGTCATCCCAGACACCAAAGAAGGGTGGGCAGAGTCCGTCAAGAGACTCATCCAGTCCTATGAACGTGGTGGACGCCCGGTTGGTTTCGACTACTCGAACATCCGAAGGGCTGGAGTGCCTATTCATGGTTTCGGAGGAGTCTCCGCAGGATCAGCCCCGCTACGTAAGCTTCATAATCGACTCCGAAACTATCTCAATGATCGAGCAGGCGGGAAGACGTCCGACACACGCCTTATTGCAGATTGTATGAACGCGATCGGGTCCTGCGTCGTCGCTGGCAATGTCCGAAGGTCGGCAGAGCTCGCAGTTGGCTCTCCGTATGACGAGGAGTTCTTGAATCTCAAGAACTACGATTCGAACCCCGACCGATCAGACATCGGGTGGATGAGCAACAACTCGGTAGCGCTCCAGACCAGTGAAGACTTCATGACGCTGACAAGTCCGGAGATCGGAGAGCGTGTAGCGGACAACGGCGAGCCAGGGATTCTGAACATGATCAACGTCTCGAAGTATGGCAGGACTGGTGACAGGATGCCAGATGCGGCTGTCGCCGTTAACCCGTGCGGTGAGATTCCGCTCGAGAGTACCGAACTGTGTAATCTAGTCGAAGTCTTTCCTACCCGATGTGACCCTAAGGAGCTGAACCGTGTACTGGAACTTGCGACTTTCTACGCGTCAACCGTGGCTCTTCTACGAAGTCACTCAGCTCAGACTAACGAGGTCACAAGCCGTAACCGACGTATCGGAGTATCAGTATCAGGGGTCGCAGACTGGTTGGATTCGACTTCCGTCCCGCACGTCTTCGACTCGCTGAACCGGGGGTACGATGTGGTTCGTCTGGAGAATAAGCGACTTGCCCGTGAAGCGGGAGTGGCTGAAAGCATACGGGTCACCACAGTCAAGCCCAGTGGCACCGTATCACTACTTGCCGGTGTGTCCTCGGGTGTACATTTCCCCTTGGGTGGTTACGTGCTACGGCGAATGCGGGTGGCACAAGACTCGCCTGTCTCCGGTCTTCTCATCGCGGCCGGAGTGCCACATGAGCCTGACGTCGTCTCAGACAATACCGAGGTGTTCGAGTTCCCGTTGCGGTATGGACAGGGTCGAACGCGGTCGGTTAAGAACGTCTCGGTCTACGAACAGGCGGCGGTAGTGTCGATGCTGCAGCGGTGCTGGGCAGACAACGCAGTGAGCAACACCCTTAGCGTCCAGCCATCGGAGCAGCACGAAGTCGAGCGTGTCCTGGCGCTGTTCGCACCGCAGGTGAAATCCCTGTCGCTGCTACCCGACCGCGAGAACGGATACAAGCAGATGCCAATCGAACGAATAACGAAGGAAGAGCACGATAACCGAATGAGTAAGATCGGTGTTGTTCCTTGGGATGGTCTCGAGGGATCACAGGGCGACGCTACTAGTGAAGGGTATTGTGCCGATGACCGGTGCGAGATTCCGCAGAAGCGCTGAGAAGATGAGACTGCACCTGTGTCTAGTGGACCGGGAGTGCTGGCGGCACTACTTCCAGTACGGAATGCCTATGCGTCTGCATATAGGTAACAGGTTCATCACGATCCTGCCTAACAAGCGTCGATCAAAACGAATATGGGATGAGAGCGAAGAAAGATGATCTATTGCTTTAAGTGTCCAGTATGCGGATACACGACGCAGCAGGCCGTACGCGATCCTGCTCCGTCGTGCGTACACCCGGATTCACCGCCTAAACACAAGTGGTGTATGATGATCCGGGATTACAAGGTCGAAGCCGTTGGACTAAGCCTAGAGAATCTGAGGAAGGCACACGAATGAATCTGCTGTCTATCAACGACCTGTCCACAGAACAGATCACAGAGATTTTTGCTTTAGCTAGTTCTCCCGCATACAGGTTGCTAAGAGGACGCATCATAGCCAACTTATTTTATGAGCCCTCTACTCGAACTCGGCTGAGTTTTGAACTGGCAGCGCTACGGCTAGGAGCTGACATCATCACCTTCGATGCACCTACCTCTAGTGAACAGAAGGGAGAAAGCCTGAAGGACACTGCGTTTACGCTGCAAGCACTAGGCGCAGATGTTTTGGTAATACGCCACTCGAGCAGCGGAGTCCCGCAGCAGATTGCAAACTGGGTAAATTGTAGCGTGATTAACGCCGGTGATGGGGCACACGAACATCCGACACAAGCCCTGTTGGATCTGTACACGATGAAGCAGTGGCTGGGACGGATAGCTGGGTTACGTGTCGGTATCGTCGGAGACATCAAGCACTCGCGGGTCGCACACTCTCTATACCTAGCACTAAATAAGATGGGTGCAGAGGCTGTACTCATTGGTCCAAGGGAACTTGTGTCGTCTCGTCCAGGACCACACGTCAGCTACGACTTCGACGCGGAGCTCCCGAATCTCGACGTCTGCTACATGCTGCGCTATCAAGGCGAGCGTCATAAGACGGAGTACAGTCCCAAGTACGAATACCGTCTAACCAAAGAACGGCTTGATGTGCTTCCTAGTCAGTCCATTGTCATGCATCCGGGCCCCATGAACCGTGGCGTCGAGATCGACTCGGACGTCGCCGATTCACCACGCGCTTGGGCTATCGAAAGTCAAGTCAAGAACGGAATCAAAGTACGAGCTGCTCTGATCTACTGGCTCCTGAAAGAGGGTGAGAATGCTGAGGTACTTAAAGGTTCTTTTAATGATCGTACTCGTATCTACAATAGCGGCACCGGCACTAGCCTCTAACTGGAGGCTTGAGGAATGTAGGATGAACACTGGGTCACCGGCCTGGACGACGTGGAACGTTAAGCAAATGATTCGCTGCGCCGAGTCGAAATGGCCAGTCCCCGGAGGCGTTACAAAAGCAATACAGGTCGCATCCTGTGAATCAGGAGACGACCTGCTAGATCACTCTACGGACGGGTACGCTGGTACGTTCCAGCAAGCCGTCAAGTACTGGCCTGGGCGGCGCCGTGACACACGGCAAGCGCTCAGCTGGGAGATTCAAAGTTCAGTCTACAACCCACGTCCGAACGTCATCGTATCAATCCGGATGGCGCATCTCGGCGGGTGGGATCCTTGGAGTTGTGCATGAGGAGGAGCAGTGGTACCAAATGAAGCCTGACCTTGAGCGCAAACTCTGCTTGTTTGTCGTGATGTTCTGGCTCATCGGTTACACCACGCTTGTTCTTGTTGGTAAGACCTTGGGCGTGGGAGGATGAAGAACGAGGGCCTAAGATAGATAGACGGGGTGCGGTTGGCAGGGAGGTCTGCCTTCCGCACCCCTATTTTTCTGTGTCACATGAGGTGTACGCGCGGGAGGAGTCGCGCATATCACCTCATGCGGCTCAGAACTGTTGGTA